CACCTCCTCCTACGATCCATTCGACCCCGATTCCAAGGACGAATATATCCAGGCGATGATCAAGGACTCTCGCGATTACGAGGGTTCCGTGCTCGCTGGCGACCGCGACTACGCCCAGAAATATTACTACGGGCTGCTGCCGACGCTCGACGGCAATGACAACAATCCCTGGTCCGACACCACGATCATCCAGGACGCCAACGCGACCTATAACCAGGTCGAGAATCAGACTCAGGACGAAGCCAACCGTTCGAAATACGTTTCGACCGACGTCCGCGATGCGGTGATGATGATGCTGCCGAGCCTGATTCGGCTATTCGGCGCGTCCGAATCTCCGATTGAGCTCGTTCCGCGCGGCGCGGCCGAAAGCGACATGGCGACGCAGGCCACAAGCTACGTAAACTACACTTTCTGGAACGATAATCCGGGGTTTTTGCTGCTCTACGGCGCTTTCAAGGACGCGCTGACGGTTCGCACGGGCTACCTCAAGTGGTGGACCGACACCCGAAAGGAGTATCGGACGAAGGAATTCACCAACATCACTGCGCAGCAGATCCAGCAGATTTTGAGCGAGGATCCGACGGCGAAGCTGGCTGAGATGGGCCAGCCGATCATGCCTCCGACGCCGCCGCCGCAGATGCAGCCACCGCCCGGGCCGCCTGGCGCGATTCCGGGCATGGGGCCCCCTGGCGGAACTCAACCCCCCGGTATGCCGCCAGGGACCGCCATGGCGCCGATGCCGCCGCCCCCGATCTATGATCACGTTGTCTTCCGCTACGAAGTGTCGAAGCCGATGATCAAGGTTTGCGGCGTGCCGCCGGAAGAGATGCGGCTCGACCGTTACGCGCGGACGTTTCGCGAGAGCCGGCTTGTCGGCCACGAGCGCGTGGTCCCGGTCGATGAGCTCACCGCGATGGGCTACAAGCGCGACGACTTGCTCGAGTACATCCAGAGCCAGTCGACGCCGGAAATGACCCAGGAAGCGCAGCTGCGCAATCCCGGCCGGATGATGGCGACGCGGATTGGCGACGGTGTGATGTACGGCGAATGGTATGTCCGCGTCGATGAGGACGGCGACGGCTTTGCCGAGCTTCGCCACGTCATCACGATGGGCGAGAACGCCGACATCATCTCGAACGCGCCGGCGAACCGGATCAAGTTCGCGCTGTTTAGCTGCGATCCGATCAGCCACACGATCGTGGGCGACAGCCTGGCCGACTACATCATCGACATTCAGCGGCTGAAGACGAACCTCTCGCGTGCGGTGCTCGACTCGGCGGCCGAGAGCATTAATCCGAAGACGGTGATCAACGAGCTCAACGTCAACGTGGACGACGCGCTCAACGACGATCTCGGCGCTGTCATCCGGGTGCGCGGCGATCCGAACGCTGCGGTAATGTACACCAACACGCCGTTTCTCGGCCAGCAGATCATGCCGGTGATCGATATGGTGAACGACGTTCTGCAGCGCCGCACCGGCCTGTCGGACGCCGCGCGCGGCTTGGATCCGAAGCAGCTGCAGTCCTCGACGCAGATCGGCGTCGAGGCAATCATTAACGGTCAGCAGGAGCGCACCGAGCTTGTCGCGCGCGTGCTTGCGGAGACGGGCTTCAAGGATCTGTTTGTCGGGTTGTTCAACGAGATCTGCGAGAACCCGAACCAGAAGCGGACGCTGAAGCTCAACGGCAACTGGGTCGACTACGACACCTCGACCTTCGACGCCTCGATGTCGGTTGAGGTCAATCCGACGCTCGGCAAGGGCTCGGACAGCGTGAGGCTGATGACGCTGCAGCAGATCAAGCAGGATCAGCAGGCGATCGTCGCACAGATGGGGTTGTCGAATCCAATCTGCGGCGTGGTTGAGATGCTGAACACCGAAACGGACATGCTGGCGATCGCGAACATCAAGAACGTGAATCGCTACTTCAAGATGCCGAATCCGCAGCAGCTGCAGCAATTGTACAGCGCGCCAAAAGAACCCGATGCGATGACGTTGGCCGCCCAGGCGCAGTACCAGAAGGTCAAGGCCGACGCAGCCGAGGCGTTGGGCGATCAGAACCTTCGCAAGGCGCAGCAGGATCAGGACCACGCGCTGGCGATGGCGCAGCTGCGCGAAAGGACGCTGAACGACCAGGCGCAACTCAATCTCAAGGCCGATCAGATTCACGCGCAGCATACTCAGGCGCTTGGGCAGATGGCGGCCGATATGTTCAAGACCGCGCATGACGGCGCGATCGACGTGCATCAGACCCATGTCCAGGCCGCGAGCGACCAAGCGGTTGCGGCTCAGCAGGCCGAGGCGGCGAAGGCGAGCCAAGACGGGGGCGGGGGATGACCGACGAGGTCGACTTCTTCGCGCCCGACGCTCGAGCGAATGACAGCTCGGCTAAGCGGGAGCTCAGCAATGAGGCGACTGAGCTTCTCGACAAGAACAGCGTGTTCATGCTCGCCGTTCGGTCGCTGCGCATTCAGTGGTTCAACGAACTTATGAACGCAAAGGACTGGGAGACGAAGGATGATTTGACGCGCCGGCTCCAGGTTCTGACCGCGGTGCCGCAGGAACTGCAGCGCTTCATCACCGACTACAAGTTCGCATTGAACAAGAGGAAGCATGGCTGACGGCGACGACAACGCAGCTAGCGCCTTTCAGCGCGCGATCGATCCGGCTCAGAGCGCCAGCGAGCAACCTGCGCAGCGTCAGCCGGCGACGCGGGCTCGCGATGATGGCGGCCGGTTCGCCGCGGTCGCGGAGCGTCCGACGCCGTTGTTTGAGATGCGGGTCGTTGAAGGCGATCCGGAAACCGGAGACACCAGCGACGGCGGGGATGACACCCGCTTGCGCGATCGCGAGAGAGGAATAGCAGATGGCTGGATTGACGAGAGGCAAGACCGCGAAGCTCAATCACGATCCCGCCAAGCGCCCGCCCAAACTGAAGGGAAGAGTGGCGAACGACCTGTACAGCCAGACAACGACGAGGAGCGCGATGCTGCCGCCGCCGACGACGGACACGCAGGAGCCGAGGATGAGCCGGAAGGCGAAGACGCCGTCGATGAAGAGGATGAAGAGCCGCAGTATGAGATAACCGTCGACGGCCAACCGACCACGGTTTCGCTTGGCGAGCTCCGCGACGGTTATATCCGTACGGCGACATTTCACTCGCGCCTGAACAAGGTCAACGAGAGCCGCGCTGTCGTTGATCAGGAGAACGCGCGAGTCGCTCAACTGCGCGACCTCTACGTCAGGGGGCTGCAGTTTCTCGATGAAGACCTTCGCCAGATGTCGCCTCCCGAGCCGAATTGGGATGAGGAATTTGCGCGGGATCCGCAAGGGGCTCATCTCAAGCAGAAGGGCTTCCAGAATTTTCACAACAAGCTCGCGCTGATCAGGCAAAACAGAGCCTGGGCGATCCAGAATGGGCGTGAGGAGAACGACCGGCGCAGCGCGCAATATGCGTCGGAGCAGTTTACACAATTCGTCCAAGATCATAATAAGCTGATCAAGGACGAGCCATCACTGCGGCGAATCATCGGCGGGATGCGGCAGACTGCATTGGCCGAGGGGTTCAACGAGCAGGAGGTGGCCGGTGTGTACGACAAGAGGATGCTCAATATCCTTTTGAAAGCGCACCTCTACGACCAAGGGATGGCGGTAAGACCCCAAGCGGTCATCTCTGGTAAAGGCAAGGCGTTGGTACCCGGTTCCGCTAGGCCCATTAATGGGAGTGCAGGACGCCGGAACATCGACGAAGCCCAGCGACAACTCGCTCGCACAGGAAAGATGGAAGACGCCGAAGGCTTCTTCCAGAGGCTTCTCAGATGATCCGGAGTAAACCAACATGGCAAAGATTGTTAACGCCTTCACGACATACGACGCGAAAGGTAATAGGGAAGATTTAAGCAACGCGATCTACAATATAGACCCGTTCGATACTCCAGTTATGTCTGCTATACGCAGGCGTAACGTAAAGAATCGAATTTTCGACTGGCAGATCGCCCAATACGAAGGCTTTGCTCTCAGCCCGAGAGTCTCACAACCTACGCTTCGGCAGAATAACGTCACACAGATCTCCGAGCGTGACGCGACAGTCTCCGGATCGCAAGAAGAGGCTGATGCGGCAGGCAAAGGTTCCGAAATGGCGCACCAGATGGCTATGTCCAGCAAGGTGCTCAAATCGGACATGGAATCGATCATGTGCAGCCGGCAGCAGCGGGTCGACGGCGATGCTCCGCAAGCGACGTCGCCGCGCACCACTGAGTCGATTCCGCACTGGATTGCTCGAGCTCCTGCGCCAAGGCTCGGACTGACGGCTGGCCAGGGCGGCGCGGTCGCCGGCTACACCACCAGCTTGCCGACGGCGGCCGGCACGCTGACGGGCGACGCGCCGTTTGCCGCGGTGTCCGGCGGCAACCAGCTTCAGGTCACCGAAGCTATGTTGGGCCAGGCGATGCAGAACGCGTACACCAACGGCGCGTCACCGACGCTCTGGATCGTGCCTCCTGGTCCGAAGCGGACCATCTCCACCTTCACCGGCCGAAGCACGACGCAGGTTTTGGTGGGCAAGACGGAAGTC